GTTGACCGGTGGGGCCTTATAGGGCCGCATATCAAGATCGGCGGGTACCTTTTTCAGCGCCTCATGCTCGTCTGCTTTGACAAATCGCTCAATCTTGGCGTTGTAAGGCTTCCAAACCAAGCCTGAAGCCATGACTTGGCGCCTCTCATAGGCTGTCGCGGCTTGGTGGGCGTGCAGGTAGTGCCAACCCAGGGCATCCATGACCGCCTTTTCAAATCTCTCATGAGCAACAATGAATGGAATCGGATTGAATTCCCTGATTAGACCATCGGCCTGAATGGTCAATTTATCGGGGAGATGCCTGTCAATGTAGATTGTGCCCCCATCCTTTGAATATCCCCCAAGGTACGGCAAATCATAGTCTCGGTTGATAGTATAATCCTTATAAAAATGTCGTTTGACTTCAGGGTCGTCGATCAGGCGCTGGACCAGCTGCATGCTGTGACCGCCAGGGCCTGGATCGTGACGGTGACCGGTAGACACGATCATTCTGCCCTAGCAAATTCACCATAGATCTTACTCATGCCTAAGGCGTAAGCTAGCTTTGCCTCTTCAAGAGTTTTGAAATATCCAACCACCATCTCATTGCCCAGCACCGTAATGCGGGCCTCATAACAATTTTTTGTACGTCGTCTTATACCCTTAACGCCAAGATGATTGGTAGGTCTAGCCCCAGTGTTGGCCGCATTTTGTCTCGTAGATGCTTCACGTAAATTGTCAATTGAATTATTTTGTTTATTTAGATCCTTGTGATCCAATTGAAGTGGCCATCTACCATAAATGTAGTACCATGCGAGTCTGTGAGCATAATACTTTTTACCGTCAACCCCAATCAAAAGGTATTGACCATCAGAACCACCACCTATTGTACCAACAATTTGCCCAGGGACAACCAAAGATGGCCCCACACCCCTTCTTATTAGGCATCTAAAAATGCCAGTTTTAGGATCATAATCCAAACACTCGCGAAGTCTATTAATTGAGATCATTTACGTTTACCTATTTGATGAGATTTGGGCGCTCCTGAAAGTCTTAGATGTCCTACTCTAGCCTTCGGCAGATGACCAAATGAGTGGACCCCTTTAATATTACGATGACCAAATACGTGGGTAGGTGTGCCCAAGCCGTGTATCTTTGCCGGATGCAAAGGAACGGTTGGTGAAAGCACCGTTCCCTGAAATGGCCCCGGCATCGGGTTCCTGGCAGCAGCCTTTTTGTCGGGTGCCGGCGCCTGCTTGCTGTAGAAACCCTGCTTAGCCATCAGCGCCTGCCCACCCTATGGGCTCCTGAGTGACCAGAAAGACGGTGGACACCACTACGCTGCGCGGCTGAGTGTCCATAGCCGTGGCTCCCTGGCGACTGACGGTAATTGAAGGCGTGCCCCAGGGGCTGTCGGTGCTCAGCACTGCGATCATTATCTGTGATACCGATGCCGTTACCCTTACCTTGCTTGGCGTGGCCAATGCTGGACTTTTCAGCCAAGGAACTGTTGTGTTCCCGGCCGGCGCCGGCTGAGCCACCAGAACTGCCGTGAGGCTGTTTGGCATGACCCTCACCACAGTTCTCAACCAATGCGCTGCCACGACGGTCTGCATCAATATGGCCAAAAGGCTTCTTGTTGCCCATAGCTGGTCCTTTCACTTTGCTGCCCCAATGCTCATGGAGCTCCTGTTGGTAAGTTTGGTTCGGTTTGTGTCGGCCCTCAGCAAAACCAGGGTTACCCTTGTGGTGAGATGAACGATCGTACCCCGGCTTGCTCTCACCTTTACCAATTGAAGGGGTATGTTTTTTGGATTGACCTGACTCCGACATCGCAATAGCCACGGCCTGAGCACGGCTCTTCACCTTAGGACCACGCTTTGACCCACTGTGTAGCGTGCCATGTTTGAATTTCGACATCTCTGTGTGAACCACAGCCTGCTTCTGAGCCTTGGTCTTGATGGGGCCTACCGGCATTTTGTTTCTCCTCTCAGCTGCGGTTCTATGACGCAGTGTTGTAGTTGCAATCTCAGTAAGCCCCGGTACCTCAGGCATCACTGCACCACCTTATCGCTCAACTGCGTCTGCCACACTTGAACCGCCTTAACCGTCATCGGCCAATCTCCGGTATGGGTCAGCACATTGCAGTCGGTCGTCGTGTAGTAATTCTGGCACCCGCTGCTGATGACCAGGAAAAACCCATCCGGATTTGATGCTGTCTCAGGAATGCTGAAGGCTCCGTTGGCAGTACCGGAGCCTACACAAGGCGTGTTCTGTCCCGGCAGATAATACTGACAACTGTTCTGATTGGATGCGACCATCAACCCGCTGGAAGCCGTTGACGAAAAATTCAGAGTATACGTCCCCGTGCCGCCGCTACCTGTTCCCAGCCCCGTTATAATCGCGTTGCTCGCGATGCCGATGCCGGTTATGTAAGAATTAACCTTGAGCGAGCCAGCTGTGACGGCTGTGACGGTGAGCGTGGTCCCGGAGGCCGATCCCGTGAAGATCGCGTTGCCGGAGCAGGTGTCGATGTCGAAGAAGAAGACGTAGTAGCCAGTGCCACCGTTCTTGGTCGTAGGAACCCACAATAAATCATAGGTGTGGAAGGTCGTAGCGTCGACCACCGGATTGCATAGTGTCGCCCGCGCAGGGATGCTAAAATTGCTGTCGATCTCCGGTGTGACGCCGCCGGGGAAATCGTGCAAAAAGTTCTCTATCCCGACTGGAACGCCCATGCCGCCGGGCAACGCGTCCAGAATATCCACCTCCATCGCGCGGTCGCCGTAGGCTGTTCCGGCAAAGCTAGGCGTCCACCATGCTGGCCAGCGCGCATTAGTTAGCGAGGTGATGTTGTGGCCGAGATTTTCATCGTAGGCGAGATAGGCACGCACGTACATACCATTCTTGAATGTTGTGCCATGAAATGGAATGGGTGGACCGGACGCCTGGTTTAACTGATGTTGGGTGCTGATTCCCCAATTCGTCAAGCCGTTCGATACGTTGGTCAGCGTCAGGCCCGAGGCTGAGACCGAGAGCGTATTTGCAGCCTGTGCAATCGAGGCTGTGAGCTGTGTGCTGGCGAGCGTCTGCGAGGTATCGACGGTGTAGGTCCCGGTCCCGCCGGACCCGCTGCCGAGCGCAGTGATCGCGGTCCCGGCAACGGGATTGAGACCACCGCCGGAGCCGAGCGTTGCCCGGACTCGGATCGTACCCTGCTGCACGGACGTCACGGTCAGTGTCGTGCCAGAAATGCTTCCGACGAAGCTGGCCATGTTGTAGGTGTCTTGCGTGTACCAGTTGTAGCCGGCAATTCCCGTCTGATTGGTATCGACCGTGCTCAAACTTTGCATGCTGTCGTAGAAGGTGCAGGTATTAAACCCAAACGCGGCAGCCGGAGTCGGCACGCTGTCGGGGCACCCGGCCGTAACGGGGATATTGCTCGCAGTTTGGCCAATGAAAAACGCCGCTGGAGCGGGTAGCGAAGCGAGAAGCAGAACAACAAAAACGCGGAGAAATTTCATAGCTACCAAATAGTAAGTTGCCACGGGCGATAGTAGAGCGACACGCGCTCAGCGAGGGATAGCTGGCGCTTCCATATCCCGCCCCAGAAAGTCTGGCCGCCGAAGCAATTCGAGGCGTGGTTGGCGACCGTGTGAGCAAAGCCGCCGAAGTTAAGCTGCCCCTCATTCTGTTCAAGCCCGCCGCCAGATTGGAATGTATCTGATACCGTCGTTCCCGCTGCCGTGTTCTCAACCTTGCCGTTGACTGTCAGGTCAACAGTCGAAACTCCGGCACTGGTATTGATGGCTGTGAGGAACGACACGTTGAACGAGCCGAGCGGAGGGTTGACGGTGCTTATGATGCTCGTCCCGGCAGGATTCCCATTGTACCAGCCGGCGGCGATCTGACGATTGGTCACGTCGCTGAGAGTTTGCCCGTTGGTGATCAGGAAGATGCTCGGAGCAAACTCAGGTATACATCGGCCAAAGATGACGGAGAACGCGCCACCCGCGAGCTGCGTGTGTGCCGCTCCCATTGTGTAGCCGGCACCGGCCGCTTGCGCGCTCAGGTTCTGTGCGTTCCGCAGCGCATCCGAGTCAAATACGAATGAGGTGCAGGCGACACCGCCGAGGTCAAAATGGACGCTGTCGTTCGATCCGCCTGGCCAGTTGAAGCCGCTCCCCCATTGCGTTGTAGTAGTACGAGGAAGAAAAGCATTCTGGAAAAAGCCCCCTCCCGGCTGGCCAGCGGAATTGTAGAGCAGCGGCTGGAAAATCCCGTGCCCCGGCATGCAGTCTGCCAGCACCACATAACTACCCAGCCCCGTATCGATGGCGAAGTAAATTAGTCCCTGCGTGAGTGGATTGGCGAGGTTGAGCCCACGCGGGATGCCGGTCGGTTTCGATATGATTGCCAGCGCAGGATCGAGAAAGGGCGACGGCGTTGCTGCGGCCGGGACCGAGGTCTGGAAAATGGCGAATGCCGCATCGGCTCGCCTGATAATGGCAGGAGCCGCAACAATGCCGAGCGAGGTGCGCAGCAGCCTCCGGCGCGAGACCAGCATTTAGTTGCTCTGGTAGTTGAACGTACGGTACTGGACGACGTTGCCGCTGGAGGCAAGGTTCACCCCGGCATTATTCCAAACGACGACCTTGAACGAGCCCGGCGGGAGCATGACAGGCAGCCCGCAAGAGCCGGTCCCGACAATGGCGGCCGTTACAGCAGGATTGACCGGGATCTGGCAGGTGACAACTGCAGGTGGACCGGCGGCAGCAGACCCGAACAGGCCGTCGCCATAGGTCGAGCCGTCCTCGTTGAGCGGATAGATCGAAACCGTGATCGACGGCGAGCCTGAACCAGAAGTGACAGATCCGAACGCGATCGAGAAGTTGGCGAACAGGTCGAGCGCGGTGCCGTTGGTGACGACCGTTGAGCACAAGACCGCGTTGTTGGAGGCGAGCGAATTCAGCTCGGTCGTGCAGATGCTTGTCCAGGTCAAGCCGACGCCGGAACCCGCGATCCATCGCTGCGTAGCGGCGAAGCATGTTCCGCCGATCGCCAGCAGCAGGAGCCAGACGGCTAATAGTTTCCTCATGGAATGCCACTCCAATAGGCTTTCTGGTTGGCGTAGAGCGCCGCGAAGTTGGCGCTCTTGACCACCGGCCAGATAGCAAGCTCAAAGAAATTTCCAGTTAAAAAGCTAGCACCGTTCCCAGCGCAAATCTGGAAGTCGGTGCTTATCCCATTCGCTCCTATGTTGACAGATGATGCAGACCCGTCCACTACCTGACTGGATGACGTATTATTGAATAACCCCTGTAGGGAATGAACAGTATTATCGTTAGCCGTCGATCCAGACGGAACCGTTCCTGCGTATATGATGAACTGATTTGCTGCGTTATTAAAAAGAAAATCAAAAGTCCCTCCATTCATTCCAATAACCATTCCATAATTGGACGTGTTGCCGGTCCGCTCCGCAGCAGACGAAATGCTTACTGCGTTAGCTCCTGATGTCAGGAATGCGCTAACGGTTGTGTTGTCGATATGCTGGGTACCGTCACACGCGAGGCAAGGCTTGCCTGTACCGCCACAGTTGACGACCAGCGTTGGCCGCGTGGCAATCGTCGCCTGCGTCAAATCGCAAGCCGTCGTGTAGCCATTGCAGAACGCCGTACCCCGGCCATAGAGCGTCTTGACGGTGCAGGTCACAATTGAGCACGACGAGCCGCCAATGGTGCCGATCACCAAATCACCGGTCGTCGCGTCCGAGGACAAATCCGCACAGGCAACGTCCGCCACGTTGCAAACGTTCATCAGCTTGTTGCCCTTGTCGGCGGCGCTCGCGGCCCTTGTGCCCCAATAATCGCAATTGGATCCACAAGCGGCTACATCAAACAAGCCAGCGAAAGCCGGGGCACCGCCAGATGCGTCAAGCGGAGCGCGACTTTGAAATGCTCCAGGCGGAAAGCCCCGATACTGCGCCTGAGAAGCGCAAATCAGCACGCCTAGCATGAGCACCCACAGCGCGGTAAAGGTGGCTAATCTGCGCATCAGCTGAACTTTCCAAAGCATGCGACCGATACGTTTGCGCCCGTTGTCACCTTCCACGCGCCATTGACGCTGACTGCGCCGACAGGAACGGCGATCGGAGTGAGGTTGGATGTGCTCGTCGAGCCGCCGGCAAAAAGGATCGCGGAATTCGCGGCCGTGTTGGTGCTGTCGAACACCGTCACGACGCCGGGGGATGTCGAAGTTGGATAGATCACGCAGTGCGAGAGATAGTCACCGGTTGCCCCGGTCGATGATTGCAGCGTGGTGGCCGTTTGCGAGGCGGCCACGGCCTGATAGGTGCTCCCGCCGTTGACTGTGCCAACGCCCCCCTTGACTAGCGCGGCGCCTGCGTTCGTGGCCTGGTCTGTGGATACCGTGACGCGCTGCGCACCTGTGCCGGTCGCCCCCGTTCCGGCCAGCACCGTTACGCCATTGACCTGCGCAACGTTGACCGCGCTGTTGGCATCGGGCGTGACCAGCAACTTGACCATGCTGGCAACGCCCTGGATGGTCAGCACGCCGCCACTAGCGGAGCCGGCCGTACCCGCACCATTGATCAGCACGCTGCCCGTCGTGGTGCCGGATCGCATCCGGTCGTAGCTCGTCCCGTTGAATACGATGCCGCCAGACGCCACAGGTGACCCGGACGCAAAAGTCCCGGCAGAAATCGCATCACCGAACGTAATGGCTGTGAGGGTATTATCCACCGTCGTGTGCAAGGAGCCTGCTGCTGTGCAGGATAGCACGCCGGCCTTGCCGGTGGTGATCGAGGTGTAGGAGTTAATGAACAAGCAACCGATCGGCGTGAGCGCAGTCGAGCCCTGGGTGAAGGTCGCGCCATCCGCCAGCGACGTGCCGCCCGAGCTGCCGCCGGACTTGATGTTGACGTCGAGCGCATTGGAAGTCGCGCCGATGACATTGCCCGAGCCATCAACAATCTGAGATTTCTGGCCGCCGCCGGTCTGGTTGGTCGCCGTGGCGGCGCCGGTC